GAAAACTGTGCAACGCGCCCGCCTGCACGATCTGCTGGCCACGCAGCGCCGATGCATCCTTTGCCATCGACATCAGGCCCATCTGCACGATCGGGCCGGCGGCGGCGGCGCGTTGATGAGCGCCTTGCCAGTCCACGTTGCCGTTCGCGTCAGTGCTCTGCTGGATGATCTGCCCGATCGCCTGCTGCGCCTGAAGCCCGCGCGTCCTGAACTCTTCCTGCGCCGCCTGATTTCCGGCGGTGATCGCGGCCAGCGGGTTGATCTGCGGCGGGTTGGCGATGCCTTGCAGAACCGTCGCGTTGCGCTGGCCCTGGAGGAGTGCGTTGAGCGTGTCAGACATGGCCGGTCACCTTCATGGATTGGTAAAGATGCCGCGCGGGTCGGCGGAAGGATTGAAGGCTCCAGTGGGATTATTGTAGGTCAATGAACCGCCGCCGTAACCGGACATCGTTGGACTGGTGCCGTATGGACCCGCCTGCGTTCGCTTGTTGTAAGCGTCATACGCCAGATAATTGTTCACCGCTCCGGTCAGCGCATTGCCGACGCCCTGGATGCCGGCGGCCTGCGCGAGACCCGCCTGGTTGATGTAGTTGCCCGCCTGATTGGCCAACGCGGTGCCCTGCGTGCCCAACCCGGCGGCGGCGCTCTCGCCAAGTCCGGCCAGCGCGTTGTAGCGGTTGAACTGGTTCGTCAGGTTTCCTTGCTGGCCCGTATTGAGATTGAGGTAGTCCTGAAAATTCTGCTGCCGCACATTGAACTGGTCCAGATACGTCTTATCCGCGAGCCCCGTGGCATAATCTGCCGCCCCCTTCAGGCTTGCGCCCGACACACCGAGCCCGCGCGCCGCCGCCGCCGATTGCACGCTCTTGAGCCCCTGGTCACGGGTGAACTGGTAGCCGGGCGTCTTTTCCAGATCCGCCTGGGTCATGTTCCCCGGCAGATTGGCCGCCGCCTGCGCGACGTAATCCGGCCCGCCGCCGGTGGGCCCTTTGTTCGCGAGGTCGAGCGCGTTGCCGACCGCCGTGACGCCGGGGCCGAAGTAGGGTTGCAGATCGCCGCGCGTGGTCTGGTATTGCTGCTCCTGGAGTTGCGTGGCCTTGTCCGCCGAGGACGCCGCCTTGTTCGCCCCGTAGATCGAGGTGCCCGCGCCGACAACGGCGCTGCCCGCTATGGCCGCTGCTACCCATCCCATGTCGCTAATCCCACTCTGTAGATTTGGCCCAGACCCTCGGCGCCGAGCCGACGATAGAACGTGCCGAGGCGCGGTCCGTCGCCGCGCACGCCGGCCCGCATGATGACCTCGTCCACGCCCATTTCACGCAGTCGCGACAGCGCCGCTCGTTGCAGTTTCATGCCAAGCCCGTGCGTGTCGGGCGAGGCGTAAAAGAGAGTGTGCCACGCCTGCGCCAGACCGGGCGTTTCGAACGCCGGGCCGATGGCCGTTTGCAAATATCCGAAGATCCGCCCGTTCGAGCGCGCGGTCATTGTCTGGATCAGGCCGAGGTCGTCCATCGCATAGATGAGTGGCCAGTTGCCGTTCTCTCCCACGTCCGGCGGCTCGCCGATCTGACAAAAGTGCCTGGCGATCAGGTCTCGCGCGTCGGCATGAAACTGGCGCGCCGGCTCGTGCTGGAAGGTGAAGCCCTCGGGCGGTTCCACCGCCGCCCGCGTCATCAGCGCGAGCGTCCGGTGCTTCGCCACCTTCACCAGCTTGTCGATCTGCGCCCGGTGAGCGTCGAAGTAGCGCGTCATATGCGACAGGTCGATCTGAATGTTGACCGGGTCGCACGCCGCCCACCAGCCGTGATCGTGTGGCAGGCCGAGGCAATGCTCGAACACACGCTTGCACCCAGCCTCGGTCGCCAGATCCGCGAACGTCAGCGCCAGCACGTCCGGCAACCGCCGTTCGATTTGACCCAGCTTACGCTCGATGTCGCGCAGCATCGCGGTCATCGGCGCGTCATCGAACTCGAGCCCCGTGCGGCGCAGCGACGCCACGACTTCGGGCACCGGCCGGCGCAGCGTGACGACGCGAACGCCCGGCGGGATGAGTCGCCAAAAGGGGGCCGCACTCGTTTCGACGGTGCCGGTGAACGGCTGCGACAGCCACGAGGTCACGTCCTCCAGCGAACGGCAGTATCTGATCTGGTCATGGCCTACTTGCCAGGGTCCGTAGGCGAGGAAGTGACTGAGCCATTTGGTGCGGCTTCTCGGCATCGCCAGGATGACGAAAGGCGACATCACACCGTCCTGACCATCAGCACCGATCCGTTCCGATACACGCCGCCGATCGGGATGCCCGCCGTGGCCGCCGCCGCGTCATTGACGGCGTTCACCGGCAGCCCGGTGAACAGCAGGCTCGGGAGGCTCAGCAGCCCCGTCATGGCGTCCCCGCTCTTGCTGACGCGGGTATTGTCGAACGGGTGGACGTGATCGCCGCGGCTGACGCTCGCAACCGTGCCAGCCGAGGCGATGCCGGGCGAGGTGGCCAGCGCCGTCTCGTACGGCAGGCCGCTGTTGGTCCAGCTACTGACCTCCGCCATCGTCGCCGCGTAGGCCGTGCTGCTCGCGCTCCGGGCCATCGGCACCTTGTCGGTGCCCACGAGCGTGACCGGATCGGCCGCGCCGCTGATTTTCAGATCAGCCATTAAATCCTAACTCCGACAAACTCCGACAAACTCCGGCATTGCGACAAAACGGGTGCCGCTTCATCCCCAGAGCCACGCCCCCGTCCCGTCTTCCAGCGCCCACCGCCCCGTCGCGTCCTCGAGGCCCAGATCCACCAACACCGTCGAGGACGAGCCGATCGCGATGTGGTTGCCGTCCAGCCACGGCATTCCGTTGCCTGGGTCGGCCGTGGGCAGGAACGACAGGTCGCAGGTGGCCCACAACGAGCAAAGCTGGTCGAGTGGCACCAGCAGCGCCTCAGCCGCCGTGGCGCGTAGCACCTCGTTCGCCAACCCCTGCTGTGTGCCTTGGTCGATGGCGGCAAGGTAAGCGTCGCCCGCGATCCGCGCCGCCTCCTCGGCGGCCACGGCGGCTTCGCGCGCCGCCGCTTCGCCGTTGAGCGCCGTCTGGAACCCGTTGTCCGCCGCGATCCGCGCCGCCCGCTCAACCGCCACGAGGGCCGCGTTGTCGGTGGTGGAGATGCCCGTGTTGCCGCCTGTGCGCCGTTGCAACACGATGAACCACGCGCGCCACGCGACGGTGACCGCCCCCGTCGCAACGTCGGCGATCGGCGAATTGGGGGCCGGGATGACGCCGGCAATGTCACCGCGGCCGGACACTGGCCACTGCTGGATGGCTTGTGGTATTAACTGGCATGACCGATCTCGAATTCTTCCAGTCTCGCTACAGCTATGACCCACTTACGGGCATCATATCGTCCAAAATACTCACCTGGGGTCATGGCTGTATTGTTCCGGTTGGAGCACCAGTGGGTTACGCTTCCGGAAACAGAGTTCGAATATCCGTCGCGAATTACCGAGGCCAACCTAAGCAATTCAAGGCTCACCGCGTCGCGTGGTTGCTTATGATCGGGGAATGGCCGGCCATGGGGATCGATCATATCGACGGAGATGGAACCAATAATCGCTGGAGCAATCTTCGGCTCGCTACTCAAAGCCAGAACCTGATGAACAGGAAGATGCAAGACAACAACACCTCAGGGTTTAAAGGTGTAACCAGACACGGAACCTATTGGCGCGCGCAAATTTGGGTCAAAGGGAAGAGAATTGGGCTTGGGAACCACAGGACAAAAGAATTGGCTTATGAGGCATATTGCAAAGCTAACAGAGAAATCCACGGAGAATTCGGTTCGTTATCGTAATCAGTGCCCGATCGCGATCCAGAACACGCCGAGAGGACCGCCATTCCAGCCGCCGCCGTGCAGGGGCGACGAGGTAATTCCGCTGAAACCACCGGCCGATCGCGATGTCACCGAGGCCCACCAACTATTGGACTGGCAGGCCGTCGTCACTGCGTCGCATCCCGAGGGAAATGGCGGCGAGAATGTGGCGCTGTAATTGCCGCCGCTATCGGAAACAACGGCGCCGAAGCGGATCGTATAGCCCGCCGGCAGCACGCCCTCCGGGCCGGTGGCGCCGTTGATGATGTCGATCTCGGATTGCAGGTTCGCCTCGGCCGCCTCGGCCCGCGCCGTCTCCGCGTCGATGTTGGATTGCAGCGTGTTGTCAGCGGCAACGCGCGCGGCCTGCTCGGCGCTGTCCGCCGCCGCCCGGTCGGACGCCTCGGTGGCGATGAGGTCCGTCACGCCGAGTTGGTTCAGCGCGTCGGCGATCGTCGGGGCGGCGACCACCGGGGCCATCGCGGCGGAGACGATCGAGGTCGCCGTCTGATCCCAGATTTCGTTGCCGACGCTATCGCGCAGCACCAGCCGGAAATCGCCGTCGCCCCACATCACGCAACGGCCCGCCGCGTCGAGCCGCACGGGGTTCTCGTTGAGGGCCGTCAACGCCTTGTCGGTATATGTCGCCTTTGGAGTCGAGGTCGCGACGACATACGTTTCGATCGTACCACCAGCCAGCGGGTCGCCGTTGGCGTCGAAGAACTGATTGATCGGCAGGACTATCGGTGCGGCCATTCTGTCCTCAACTTTGCGCGGGCGTAATGTCTATCCACGCGCCTTGCAGCGCGGTGGCGGTCGGCACGCTCCATGACAACTCGAATACGCGATCGCGGGCGAACGACAGTCGTTGCCATTGCAGACTGGTCTTATACTGCCCGGCATCCCCGATCGCCTGCGCCACTGGATTACCCCATGAGTGCCCGCGATCATCGGACCAAACAAGGGAAATGAGGTTCGATGAGACAACGGCCGGCGTGATGGCGGGGGCGGCCGTCACATCGTAAATCCACGGCAACGGATTCGTGCCGTAGCTGAAGCCAACGATGGTCTTGCCGTCCGCGCTGACGCCGTCTGGGTAAGTGCCTTTCGATCCGGTTGGATCGGTCGGATTTGTCGTGGGGTCGGGGACGGTGACGGTTCCACCGACCGAGTAGCCGAGGAATGAGCTACCATAGCCGGTCACCAAAGCACTTCCGATGATCGTCGTGCCGTCGCCGGAGATGCCGGTGGCAATGGTCAGCGCTGGAATGGCGACCATGCCGCCCGAGGTCCATTCAAACGCGCTAACGCCGCCGCTGGCGTTCAGCAGGCCGCCGACGACTTTCGCCCCGTCATTGGATACGCCGAACGCGCGTGAGCCGGTGGCGGCGCCCGTGACGCCCAGGCTGACCATGCCGCCGCCCGAGGTCCAGCGCCACGCCCGCTCGGTGTTCGTCAGGTCGGCGCCGAGGTAGGAGAACCCGACGATGAACGATCCATCGGCCGAGACGCCCTGCGCGCGGCTGACATCGTGGCCGGGGAGGTAGCCGAGCAGCGTCCGCGTTCCGGCGGCATTCCAGTAGCAGGCTTGCTCATCGCCACCCACCAGCGTCGCGCCAACGACCCGGCTGGCATCCGCGCTCATGGCGTAGACGGCGTCGCTGGCGGTCCCGAACGTGACCAGGCCGCCCGCCGCCGTCCAGCGCCACAGCAGGCCACTGTAGCCAACGATCGTGGAACCGTCAGCGGACACGCCCATCGCCTCGGAGTTCGCCGGGCCAATGGTGACGGGAGCGCCCTTGTCGGTCCAATAGCAGGCGTAGCGCGTCGTCGGATCGCCCGCGTGCGCCACGGAGCCCACCGCGACGTGACCATCCGCCGAGACAGCGTAAGCCGCGCCTTGCGCTCCGCCGCCCAGAGGCAGCGCAGTGAAGCCGCTGGTGGTCGGAGGGGCGGGCACCTCGACGGACGTTTGTGGCGCATTTCCCGTGTCAAAGTCCGCGATGAACTGCCGGTAGAACACCCGCTTGCCGTCGTTCACCCCATGCGGAAACGAGCGAACGCGCTTGATCGGCCGGCCGTTGTCGGTGAACACGCGATGATCGAGCGCATACAGGTTGCCGTTCTGCCAGTCGCCAACGACCAGCGTCCCGTTCACCGGCCAGCAGCAATTCGACCGGTGCCGGTGCTCCTCGCCGTTGGCGTCGATCCAGACCCACTCGTGCCACAACCCGGTGGTGATGTCGTAGACCCACGTCCGATCCGCGTGCGGGAACGCCAGCACGTAAAAAGCGTGGCCGCCCAACTGATAAGTGAAGCCGATGGCATCATCTATGCGCGCGTAACCGGCGATCTCGTTCTCGATGGCGTAGGTGCTGATGCGTTTCGTCTGGTAACCGGCGACCATGACGACGATGCCGTGGCCCTGCCTGTCCGCGGTCAACCAGAACACGCCGTTGTCGTATTCCGCCGCGCTGTATTTCGCCGCGATGCCGTGGTCGATGAACACGCCGGGCTGCGATTCAAACGGGAAATCGGGCTTGCCGACGTTGGTCCAGACCTCGGTGGTCTTGTCGCCAATCAGCAGAATGTCGCGTTTCGAAACGATCAAAGTCCGCAGCAAATCGCTGTAACTTTCCTTGTTCGCGAACCACAGCGGGTCGAACGTCAGCGCGAGGCTATCGCTGCTGTAGAACTGCGGCGTGTTGGGCTTGTTGAACAGGAAGAACGTATCGAGGAAATCGACGCGGTCGGCGCCGAGAAAGACACCGCCGGGATCGGTGATCTGGGCGAACACGTCACCGACGAGCGTGACATGCCAGCCATTCGCCGAGCCATCCACGAGCACCATATCGAGGCCGTTATCGACCATGCTCACGGGCGTCCGCAGGCCGTGCGTCAGGTCGCCGAGATGCGTGCCGGCCCAGGTCGTCGGATCGATCTTATAGACGCCGTTGCCGCTGACGCAGTAGATCGCGCCCGTGGTGGCCTGGCGAATGGCGCGGATCGGGCCGGGGCCGACTGTCGCGAGCAAACGCAGACCTGGCGTGGGGTATGCGGCGCTCGGCATCGGCTCGCCCTGGTTCTCAGGCATCGGCTCCTGAATCAGATTGCAACATCTCTGCGCGCTCGCGATGACGCTGCGTGCCATATACGCGCCGCCGGAGAGGGGGACACGGGCCATCAGGCCATCACCGTGATGCTGATGTTCTGCGTGGACGGCAGCGCCGCCGCCACGCTGGCCCAGTGCTCCAACGCCACCTGAGTGACCTGGGCCTGCGGATTGGCCCTGAGCCAGTGCTCGACGGCGACCTGCGTGGCGAGCGCGTTGGTATTGACCGTGGCGCCCGCCGTGAAGCCGCTGGTGAACCCGCTCGGCACCGTGCCGGTGAACGCGGTGTCGCCGAAGTTCGCGGTGACCTGATCATTGAGGCCAGCGACAGTTACCGCAGGAAAAGCAGGGATACCACCGCCAAGACCAAATATGCTGACGCCCCCAGTGCCGGTGGCTGGATTATAGGTGGCGTTATTATTCCAATTACCGGCAGCCCCAAGGCGAAACCAGACAAGTCGGGCCGTCAGATCGACGGCCACACATATCACAGCGCCGTTAGCGATCGTTCCAAAGGTGATGCCAGTGGAGTTGCCGTCCACCGCGATCTGTCCTAAGCGGGCAACACCGCACTTTCCTGGCACCACGCTTCCTGTGTCAGCAACATTAGAATTCAGGGGGGCACTGTTCCACTCGATACCTACGCCGCTCGAGTTGTTCGCGAACGTGTTGCAGGTATACTCCCAATACCACTTGCCGCTGACTTGCTTATCAACCGCGCGAACCGTGGAAATCGTGCTGTTGTTGTTGGTCGCAATCAGATTGCCGCCCGACAGTGTGATGCCGGCAGCCTTATCGCTCGGATTGAATGTTGTATTAGCCAACGAACTAGCTCACCACGCTCGGCCCGATCTGGGCGTTGTTCACCGCCGCCGCTGTCCATGCGCCGCCCGTCGCCGGATCTGTGATATCGGTCCTCCACGCCCACTGCCAGCCGCTCGTGGTCAGCGTGAGCGTCGGCGTGGCGACCGTCGTGGCGCCGCTCTTGATCTGCACGGCGGCGGTGCGCGATCCCGCGTCGGACTTTTGCAAATAACCCCTCGTGGTGACGGCGATCGTGCTGGCGGGTGTGCTGGTGATGGAGCCGATGTTGTAGAAATCGGCATCGCCGGGGTTGCTGTCGTAGACGTAGCTGGTGGTGGCGTCCTGCTGGGGTTCGGATACCGCCTGCCAGTTCGCTGGCGTGGCGGTGTAGGTCCACATCATCTGCACCACCTGTTGTGGTGTCGTAACTACGGGGCTGGCTTGTGGGAACGTCGCGTAAGCCGTAGTTGAAAAGACGCCCGTCGCAGCGTTAGTAGATGAGGCCGTCCACATAAATGTGGCGTTCGTGCTGTCGGTCGTGGCTCCAATCCAATATTGAGTGCCCTTTACAATCGTCACGCCCGGGGAAAATGTGAAGACGTTGCTGCCGACGACGACCGGGGTAGCTGGGGCGGTGGCCGATGCCAAAATTGCGCCTGGCGCGTTGGCGCCATTGTCAGCGTAGATGGTGCATTTCATGTTGACTGCGTTGCCGACCGTAGTCACCGCTATAGAGACGCTGGTCACCGTGCCGCCGTATGCGGCGGCGAACGCCGTATACCTCGCGCGCCCGTTATCGCTGTTTATCCCGCCGACAGCAGATGTCGGCACCGTCTGCGTCAGCACGCCGGTCGGTGTCCGCGAGAACTGCACGCTGGCATCGCTCGCGGGCATTCTGGTATAGCAACGGATATCGCCAGCGAAAGATACACTTGACGCATCCGATCGCCATAACAGGTCGTCGACATACTGCGACAGAGTGGTGCTGGCCTGACCTATGCCGAGCGCATTGACATAGTTATTGGCCGTGCCGCCGCGCGTGTTGAGCGTCGCACCGCTGTCAAAGTCGTCAGACGTATTCCCGTTCTTACGGACACGAAACCGGCCCGTTGTATTATTGATGACGATCTCGAACTCGAAAGCATACCAGGTGCTGGCGGCGGTGATGGCCCCGGTGTAGGTCGCGAGCGTCGTTCCGGTATGGGTGCCAGAGGTTAGCAGGATGGCGCCGTCAGAGCGAAACACGATCGAACATTGAGCCGTCGCTCCATCTCGAAGCTGGACGAAGGTATCAACAGTCGTCCCGCTTAACGCGCCAACGTGTTGGATCGCGAGAACGATGTGATGCACCGCGTCGTTGGCGCCGCTCGCTTTGAGCAAAGCAGGATTGGCACTGCCAGAGCTGCAATTAAGAGCACGACTACCGGCAAATCGACCAGGAGGCCACGGTGTATTGACAGTGCCCGATGGGCTGCTGTCCCAATAGCCCTGATAAGGATCGGATTGCCCTGTATACAGATCAAAGCCGTCTCCGAATGACCACGCCATCAGACGCGACTCGCCAACAGGGTTATTCCGATATCACTCAATGTCGCGTCCTGGCTCGGGGCAACCACCTGGAGAACATCCCCCGCTGCCATCGTCGCGCCCGTGCCCGCCAGCGTCGCCGATGTGTTGCTCGTGCTGGTGATCGTGACGGTGCCGATCGCGGTGATCGTCGTGCCGCCAGTGATGCGGTTTACCGTGAACGCGGCGCTCGCCGTTGTTTTTGTGCTGTCGTAAACCGTCGTCCCGGCCAACCCGCTTGGGATCGTCAGCGCCATGGCCATCGGCGCGTTGGCGATGGCGCCGGTTGCTGGCTTGCCGCTGAAGCCGAACGTGATCGGCACCTGCGCGACCTCGGCGGGCAACTGGGCGTAACTGGCAGTGCCGGTAACGCTGGCGAAGGAAACGGGCGGCGCGGTGAGCGCCACGCTCGATGCCGCCGTCAGCCGCCCCTTTGGATCGACCGTGAACGTGGCGACGTGCGTGGCGTCGCCATAGCTGCCCGGTGCGACCGCCGTGGTGACCAGCGTCGGCGCCGGATACGTGCCGGTCAGGTCGCCCGTCGCCGGCCCGCTCGGCGCCCCGCTGCTGATCGCCGCGATGCCAGCCGTCAGCACCCGCCCCTTGGCATCGACGGTAAAGGTCGGGACGTGCGTGCTGTCGCCGTAGACGCCCGCCGAGACGCCCGTGGTGGCCAGGGCGGGGTTCGGGTAGCTGCCGGTCAGGTCGCCGCCGGCGGTGCCGCTGACGGGCGAGAGTTGCAGCGTGGCGGCGTCCAGCGCGGTGACGAGGCCCGCGTTCCAGGCGACCGTGAGCGTCCCGGCTGAGGTGATCGGGCCGCCGCTGATCCCGCTGCCGCTGGTCTGGATATTGGTGACCGTGCCGCCGGCGCTCGATGAGCCGTTGCTGACCTGCGTGACGCGGCCCGTCTGGTCGACCGTAATATTGGCGTTGACGTAGCTGTTCGGCGTGACGGTCGGGACGATCGGCAACCGCGCCGGGTTGAACATGCCCGAGCTGATGTTGACCGCGTTGGTGGTGTCGATCGTGGCTGATGGGGCGATGGTCTGGCCGTTCAGCCGCGCCACGGTCGGGGCGGGATAGGTGCCTGTCAGATCGCCGCCAGCCGCGCCGGACGGCGGGCCGGCCTGACCCGAGGCGCTGGCGATGGCCGCGTTGAGATCGGCCGCCAGCAGCTCGTCGCCCTGCTTCCACGGGTAGCCGGTCATGAGAGCACGCTCCCGCCGCCGACGATCCAAGCCTGATTGAGCCCGCGACCGGCCCACGAGCTGACATCGCCGCGGTGGCCGGAGAGCGGCGCCGGCATCGACAGCAGCCCGATCTGCGAGTTCGCCATCTGGATCGTGTTGATGGCCTCTTTCATGGCGAGGACGTGATCCGGGCGCGCCGGGAGGCCATAGGACATCTGAGCCCTGACGCAGAGGCTCCACATCAGCGCCTCGATGTATTCGTCCGGCAAATTCAGCGGATCGGTGAGCGTTGTATAGGTCGGCAGGCCGCCCTTCGTTACGATGTGCATCTCGTAATGAGCGGCGGACGGGACCGGCCAGAAATGCAACTGACCGATAGGAAACGCGCTGTCATAGAACACAGCGGCCGGGATCGACTTCAGATCCTTGATCGTGACGTGCGCCCAGTCCTCGTGCGCCTCGATGATGGAGAGCGACAGGTCAACCGGGTTCGGGCCGCCGAACGGCTGCATCCGGCACCACGCGGCGTGGATCTTGTCCGGCCGCGCCGTGTCGAAGTCCTGGCCGGGACCGATGGAGTAGCTGTTGTTCCCGGTGGCGACGCACGACGCCTCTTGCAGATACCAGTTGAGCCACCGCTTGCGCCGCCACTGGCCCAACAACATACGAAGTAAATCCAGGATGGTATTACTGTCGTCGGCAAGTGGCGTCTGGCCGACGCCATTGATCCCGCTACTTCTGAGAACGAAACTAATTAAATCCCCAGTAGTTTCTATCATGACATTTCACCGACTGACGGCTCCGGGTTCAATCCACCGAGAAGAAGTCCCCATGGATGGCTCGCGCGGACATGAGCCATGCCGCGTGCGCCTCTTCCGGTGTATCGAAACTTCCCAACACGGCCAGATATCGATTCCTTTCTCTGCGGACACCCTTTGGCAATGATGTCGTTCTGGAGCGATTTTGACATTGTTGCGCCGGTGTCGCTTCTCGAAGGTTTTCCCAACGATTGTCGTACTGGTCTCGGTTCACGTGGTCGATGGTTTTTGTTGTCCAGTATCCCGTCATTAGCACCCAGATCAGCCGATGCGCCCGGTAGCGGGCGCGGTCGATCCGCACGGTAATTCCGCTCGCCTCCTTTGTTCCCGCGATTGTCCCAGCATATTTGGTATTCCAACCGTCCGATGGATTTATCCTGGCGTTCCATACCAATATTCCACTCTGGGGATCGTAGGTCAGGAGTTGACGAACGCGCTCGAATGTGAGCGTTTTGTTTGTGATCATTATGTCCCTCACTGGACTGATGATTACGGAAGACTGATGTTTGGGCATCAGTTGGCTCCCACGTTAGCCCGTCAGGCCTATTCCTGGCGGGCTTTCGCATTCTGGGGCACACGCGCGGATCAATCCAGGCGTTCATGACGTCAGGCCGACAGCACCGCGAACCAGACGCCGAACGCGGGGCTGAAGTATGAGGCAGCCTTGCCGTTGGCCAGCGCCACACCGGTCCCCGCCGCCACGCCGTTGATGGTGTCGGACGTGGACGGATCGGCGAACACTTGCGCCGAGGCGGCACCCGCGTTCTGCACGTAGATCACCTGACCGCCCACAGCGGGCGGCAGGGCCACGCTGTCGCCCGCCGTGGCGCAGACGCCAATGCGGTTGACGGCGGCGGTCAGCTTCGTCGCCGCTGCCCGTGTGCCGCCCGCCCGCGCCGTGAGCGTCGTATACGTCCGCCCGCCGCCGAGGGCCGCGAGGCTCGGATCGAACAACCCTGGCCCGGTGCCGTAAGAGGACGCCGGCCCGACATCCTGCGGGCCTCTGTTCGCGAAACCTGACATGCGTTTTTCCTTTAGGTGACGTGTTTCCAGATATGCCCGCCTCGGATCATGTAGATGGTCGACTCCGAGACGTTGTATTTCGCCGCCACAATTCTGGCTGGCCCGGTAGCTTTCCGAATTGCCCGGACCTCTCGCTCAGTGAGTTTTGCCATTGAGTGAGACTCGCCGGGGTGGCCGGTGTTCCGTGCTTCACGGCCCTTTGCGAGCATATCGGTCGTGTTGTCTTGAGCCGTCCCAAGGAATAGATGATCAGGACGAACACAAGCGCGGTTGTCGCAACGGTGGCAAACGAACAAACCATCAGGGATCGGGCCATTGTGCAATTCGTAAGAGAAGCGATTGGCGCGCCCTTGTTGATTAGGACCGATGGTGAGTATCCCGTAGCCCTCTGATCTATGTCCGCCCCACTCCCAACACTCTGGCCCTTTGATGGCATGAAACCAGAACCGTTCTTCAGGCGTCATTTTCGTGAGATGGATGCCGGCTTCTGCGTTTGGGTCGCCATATCGGCGGTTAATGCCATAGTGGCGACTACAAAGATTCTTGGCCCAGACGACTTTATCGCAACCGGAGACGGAACACTTCTTTTGAGAGTTGGGCATCACACTCGCCTTTTGCTAAGGCGAGCATGATACACATTAGCATCATAGACGCAACTGGTAGGCTAGGTTAGTTTGCACAGAGTCTGCAAGCCAATTGTGGCCTAAGTGCAACGGCTCCCCATAGGACATCAATCCTAATTGGCATGGTGTCGTCTGAAATACTATACTGTCTCACGGCACGCATACTAATACCGTCTTTTACGACACGCGATGCCATATCAACACCACCTGGCATTACAAGATCGGCTGTGGCGAACGTAAAAGCGTCTGGGTGGAAGGCGAGGCTCAACCCTGTGGCGGTGCTGGCCGTGTTGGCAAACGTTATAGGTGCATTGTTCGCGGGTGAGTTGCTGACGTTCTGCTGCGGGCCTGACGTGACGATGGCGGGGGAGATGGCCATATTGCCGGCGCCGCCCGCGTAAGCCGCCGTCAGGACGAACTGCTGGAGCACGCCGCTGCTGACCTTGGTCTCCGGGTGGACGCGATAGACGCCACTGATGGTGAACACGTCGCCCGCGTTGCCCGCCCCGGTGCCGGTAATGACGGCCAGCGTCGAGCCGGTCTGATTGGCGGGGGACGCGAGGTAGCCGCTCTCGGCGCCGCGTGTCTGGGTCGTGAAGTGCGTGCTCTCGGCCCACTCGAAGCCCGCCGCGAGGCCCATCACGCCATCAGTATATTGGCGCGAGATCTGCGTTGACTGCTGGAACAGGCCCTTCAGGCTGTCCACCAGATCGACGTTGTCTTGCGTGTTGATCCGGAGTTGCCACTGTTTCGACTGTGGCGTGAGGTTATCCAACAGTAATTTGCGGCTCTGCAACACCGTCTTGAACGCCTGGGGCGATCCGGCCGTGCCGACCTGGTTCCACACCGCCGGCCACATCATGCCGATCACCGTGGCCTCGATCTGGGCCGCGAGGACCGCGATGGCGGGCTCGATGTAACGCGCGGTGAAGTCGTCAATGGACAGCGTCAGTTCGGAGGTGCTGAACGAGAAATCGACGTGATACTGGTTGGAGATCGGCAGGCTGACCTGCGTTTCCACGGTGTTTTGCAACGACAGCGCCGGGGTGGTGCTGACGGTGTATTGCACCGGCAGGCGAATGCGGAGCGTGCTGCCGATCTTGGCGCCGGAGTTGGCGAACGAATCATCGTACTGGCGGTTGATCGCGCCGACGAAATTACATTTTTGATGGAGGATCGCGAGCGCCTTGGCCGTGATCATGTTGATTGTGAGCAACGTGTTTGTTGCTGGCATTGTCTGTATCCTTCGTCACAAGCAGGAAAAAGGATCTCTCACCGTAACGGGTCTTGAGATCTCGATTGCCCGCTGTGACGAAGGGGAAAGACGCAATCACAGGCGGATCGGCACGGCGCAACGTCATTACCCGGACGCGGCGGGGGCAGGCACGATGCAACGCCATATACCGGGCGCGGCGGTTTCGGCGGTTACTTCTTGCGTGCAGGCAACTTCTTCGTGTCGCGCTTATCATCGGCGTCCGCGAACTCTTTCGCCACGGACGTTGGCACACCGACCTTTTTGGCGAAGGCCGGATTATGCGCGGCCGCTCGCATCATGTTGGCCTGCGCTTTTGACTTGCTTGGCATTAGCGCCTCTGCTGCTGATCCAGAATTTGCTTCATGTAACGGTCAGCCAACGTCCCAGCGTCCGCCGTGTATTCGTTGAACGTCGGGCTCGCGCGTCCCGTTACCGGGCGAACCGGCGCCGGAGCGCGTGTGACAACTGGTTGCGAGGGGGCGTTGCCGTTTCCCCGTGCCGGTGCGGGGCCGTCATCGAGCGTGGCGGCGTATTTGCCGAGGGCCACGGCCCGCGCCCGTTCCGTCCTAAGTTGCGCGATCCGCTGCACCGCGTCGGGATCGTCAGCCAGTGCCGCAGCCACTTTGACGCCTTCGCCGCCCGGCATCTCGACCAGCAGCGAGGCGAAATTACCGTCAGCGCCCATCGCCACCAGATCGTCGCACCGCTTCTTCCAGTCGGGATATTGCAAAGCGCCCGCCTGATGGAACGTCTCGGCCCTGATCTGGCCCTCGACCTCGGCGCGTACCTGCTCGCGCTCGCGGGCGCGGGCCTGCTCCGGCGTGTCGTTCTCCGGCGGCTGCTGGGCCACCTGCCGGCGGTAAAACTCCAGTTCGGCGGCCTGCCGGTCCCGGTCGCGTTGGGCGGCGGTGAGGCGGGCAGAGAGTTCCGCGAAACGGCGGTCTCGTTTGGTTTGCCGCTCGCCGTCGTCGTCTTGCTCAGTCGCTTCGGTGGTCTCGGCGGTCTGTCCCGCCGTGGACTCTTGTGGCGACGGCGCGGCGTTCGGCTCCGGCTCGGGTGCCGGGGTGCCTTGCTCGATTGTCTCGCTCATCGGCGTGCCTCCGCCCCCGCCGTGACCACCACGCCGTTGCTGGGCGGCGCGGTCGTCGTGCCGGCCGTGTTGGTGGCCTTCACCACGCAGGTCAGCGTGTGCCCGACGTCAGCCGGCGTCGTGGTATACGTCGCTCCGACGCCCACGTTCGCCACGCCGTCTCGCACCCACATATACGAGTAAGTCGTCGGGGCTCCGGTCCAATTGCCACTCGTGCAATGCAACGATGTACCGGTCTGCGAGGCGTAGGGGACATCGACGTTGACCGGCACACCAGGCGTCCCCGATCCGGAACCCAGCTTGTATTCGCCGCACCAGTCATCGGAGAGAACGCCGACAAGCACGCCGGTCGTCGTTGGCGGATAGCGGAGGCAGTAAAACGAGGGCGTCGGCACCTCGACGCGCTGGCGCGCGTAGAAGCACGTTGGGCAGAAATCAGCCATGGGATTTACCGGGGTGCGTTGGGTGGAACGTCGTGAATGATCTCGGGTTGGTCGTCGTCGGGCTCCGGACGGGCGAGCGTGCCGCGCAGCAGCGCGACTTCGGCCTCCAGTTCGGCGACGCGGTCCTTCAGGCCCAGCATCCGGCAACCCTGCTCGCGGAGCAGCGCGGCCATGTCTGAGTTTTGGGCGCGCAGATGCTCGGCTTCGGCCAGCAGCCGCTCGTGCGCGGCGACCAGCTTGGCCAGCTTCTCGGTGCCGGTGGCGGTCATTTTTGCGGCGCGGCCCCACAAAATACGTTGACGAACCGGCCAAAATGGCCTACATTCCTGTTCACCAACAAGGGAACAGACAGATGACCAACGACATTGATGCCATCTATCAAAATACGATCGACGGCATCCGCGACAACGCCCGCATCAATGACCTGACGCCAGCCGAGAACTGGTCCCGCGCATACCCGTGGCAGGCGATTGCCTGCTACAATCCGGACCTTGACATTGAGTCCCTCACCGTCGGCCAGATCGCCTCGCTCGAACGCCGCGTCACCGAGTTCCTGACGCCCGCCGAGCCGACGATTACCGCCGCCGGCTACATCGTTTACGACCACAACGGGACCATCTATGGCGTTGGCCAGACCGCCGCCGAGGCGGACGCCGACATGCGTAGCACGCTGGTGAAGGCGAACATCCAACTGCTGGCGCCGGACGCTAACAGCGCCGACTGCCTTGGGTCTTTCACACGCGAAGATTGCATGACCACGGTGGCGGCGACGCAGGGGTTGCTGGACCTGATCGAGAGTAAGGGCGGTAGTTGCGGCTGGGGCACGACCTGGGAGGGTATTGCCTGCACGCTCGATGAGATTAACGCGGTTTGATCGCAGCCGAATTTCGCCAACGGATCGCCGCGCTGGGGCATACTCAGCGCGGTTTCGCCGCGTTTGTCGGGGCGGGAGAGCGAAGCGTGCGCCGTTGGGCGGCGGGCGAGCAGGACATCCCGGCATGGGTCGGCGTCGTCCTCGATTATATGGAAAAGGAAACGAACAATGACGGACAAACCCAGAAAAGACGCCGACGCGACGCCCGATGACGACGCGCCGTTCGACGCCTCGACCATCGTGACAAGACGCGACCCGGCGGCGATGGCCGCCCATAACGATCCTCGATTTTCTCAGGAGGCAATCAATGAACGGCGGCGCGGTGCCGGTGGCGGTCATTGCTGTTGGTCCCGCGACTGAAGCAGCGCGTTGCCGCCCGCGCCGCCCGCCATCAGGCCGGCGATGCCGTAGCGGCGGATGATGTTCATGATTTCGGGGGAGAAAATGACGGTGTTGCGGCTACCCTCGCCCGCGCGAGGGCGTTGCCGCTGTCATCGCCGCCGATCTGGAGCATGTTACGGGCCGCCATCAGAGCCTACGCAAACCATCCAGCGTCAGCGCCCACTGGTAGACGTTGCCGCGCCAGCGCGCCTCGATGATCCAATCGCGCCTGCCCAGGCGCCGAAGGCACATCACGACGCGCCGCCATTGGCTGCTGGAGCCGGTCCTGACGGCGCCTGCCCGTTGGTCCCGTTCATCGGCTGCGGGGGCAGCGCGGCGCCCTGTAGTTGGCCCTCCAGCGCCGCATGGCCTTGCAGCGCGGGCACGATGTCGGTCTGGAGCATGTCGGACACCATCTGACGGACGATGACCTGCAACGCCATTGGATCGATCGCGCCAACCGCCTTCAAACGGTCTGTTTCCGCCTTGTAGTCGTCAATCGCGAGTTCGTGGCTCTTGTCCTTCGCTGCTTCCTGGTCGTGCGCGATCTGCGCCTTGAGCCGGGCGATCTCGGCGTCGGCCTGCTGGAGAAGTTGTTGCGCGTGCTGCTGGGCCTGTTGCGCCTGCTGCGTAACCGCCTGAACCTGCGGGTCGGGTCCGGGCTTGTATTGCGGCGGCAACCCGCGTTTCAGACGATCGGCCAGTTCGTCGGCGCCGGGAAAGTCGCTGTTCGCGGCCCAGAAATCACCGACGATCTGAAACGCCGCAGGATTCTGTTGCATGATCTGCGAGAATGCGTTCGCCGCTTCCTGCCGCTGCGTGCCGTAACTCGGCCCGACATCGGCCTCAACGTCATAAGTCCCGACCTGTGGATTGAAGATGACGGTTGGATCGGGCAATTCCGGATCGTCGGTCTGCTGCTGCGCCTGCGCCGGCGACAGCGCCACGGGGTTGCCATCCGGGCCCGGCGCGATCTGCTGGTGCGCCTCGGGCGCCCTCGGATCGACCACGACCTTGCTCTCGGAGCCGTCCTCGGCGAGCATCATCGTCACGCGCCGCACGTCGTAAATCTTTGGGATCAGATCGAGCAGGATGCGGCCGACCTGCCGAATGGCCTTGGCCTGGTTGTCGATGTAATGATACGTCGCCGTATCGCCCTGGCGCTGCCGCTGCTGAATGGCGATGCCGCTGCGTTCGTTGCTCGGCATCCCCAGTTCAGCCTGATACTGCCCCGTCACGCTCATCAGATCCTGACGCGCGATCGTCATGCCCTGCACGTAAGCCTGGGCCATTTCCGGCGGGTGCTCACGTTCCGGGCGCGGGATCGGCTGGCCCGCCTCGTCCACGCCATTGTAGACCAAAACGGACCAGTTTTTGACGTTTGCGGTGGACCATTGCTCTTCGCGGCCGGTGATCGCGTCCACACGCGCCACGTAGGGCGTCTTGGTCTGTAGCGCGACCTGCTCGACCGCAGCCGACGCCCAATAATTGTAGATGCGCTGGGCATCGATCTGCGCCCGCGTGTGCCCCTTACGGTCGAGCACGCCTTCGATAACCGTCTCCTCGCCGATGAACGGGACGATCGGGATGTATTTGCCAAGCCACGTCTCGCGATCGACCACCTTGTCGCCGGCGAGTTTGAACCACTCGATCTCCGGCACCGCGACCTCGCGCGATTTGACGATCATGGCCTTGACCTGATCGCGCAGTTCGTCAGGAATTTCGCTGTCGTTGACGACGGTCCCGTCCTGTAACAAATGGATCGTCTCGTTGTTCATGTTGCGGCGCCAGTATTCGGCGATCCGCACATGATCCTTGTCGTTCCAGCCGTCGCTGTGGTCGAGCGTGGCTGGCGCGGTGTTGTCCGCCGTGCCGTGCTCATCCTCGTAACGGTCGCGCGGAATGTCCTCGAACACGAACGCGAAATTGGCGTCCGATTTGTCATACATGCGCGCGTCCGGGTCCATGTAGATGGTCCGCGGATCGGCGACGCGGCGAATGAACAGGTCGAGATCGAACGAGTTGCTGTCCACGTAGTCCGTCTCGACGCGGACATACCCCATGCCGCTCTCGACCTGGTGATAGGTCGCCGTCGAGTAGGCATCCACCGCCTTCGATACGTATTCGATACGCCGGATGATGCCGGAAAACACCTGCGCGGCCTCGTAGCTGGCGCGACCGCCGGTCGGTGTTACCTTGATCTGTGCCTTATTCTGTCTGGCGTCGTTGATCACCTGCAAATTGTGCTGGCGTACCTGGTTGTACGTGAGGCTTGGCCGGCTGCCGCGCTCGGTGCGAACATTGGTGTCCCACTGCCACATGTTGGCGCTGTCACCGTTCGCGAACTTGGTATCGAACAGCGCTCGGGTGCGCCACTCGCTTTCCCACGCGACGCACCGCTCGAAGCGTTCCTTGGCTTCGCGTAGGATCTCAGCGTCACCAAGTTTATTGCGAGGCACGGCGTGTTACTTAGGCTGTGGCGCCGGTGGCAGCGGCATCCCGACGGACAAGGACGGATCGACCACCGTATAACCAATGACGGTCAGGCCACCGCCCTGGCTCGCGCCAACAATCGCCACGAGGTATTTCGATGACGTTCCGCCTGTCGGTGGCAGCGAGTTATCGACACCCGGAGGCAACGTATTATCTACGCCCGGCGGCGGCACGACAGGCCCGCCCCCGACAACAGGCGGATGCACGGGCGGCCAGATCGAGCCCGGCGGCATGGGATAATCCGGGGGCAGCGCTATCGGCGGCCAGATCGACGCGGGTGGCGGCCAGATACCGGGCGGCGGCGGCGGCATCACAATCGGCAGAGCCGGATGGCCGGGCGGAATGGGAAGCGAGTTATCAGGGCCGCCGGGCGTGATGATGAAGGAGCCTTCGGGAACGGGAAACGCGGCCATGTCTATTCCTTTTTGAGGCATGATTCGATGATACGCTGGATCATTTCGTTGCGCGCGGTTGTGTTGTGCTGAAACACGTAGGACGCGACGCCCAGGAACACGATGTTGATGATCACAAGCAGTAGAAACGCGGGCGGGAGCGCGTGTATCAGC